ACGTCGCCAGCGACCAAGCCCGCCGGCAAAGCTTCAGCTGCAGCGGTGCCGCCGGCCTGCACCTGCGTGGTGCCGAACAGGGACAGCGCCAGGTTGTCGGCGTCGATCTGGTTCACCGTCATGTCGAGCGTGGCGGTTTTCTTGGTCGGAAACGAACGCGTCTGCGAAATCTGGCCGCTATAGCTTTCGTTATGCTGCACCTTGTCCACGCTGAGCTTGATGCTCAGCGCGCTGACGTCGCCAATCCAGCGCCATTTGCCCAGCACGCCGGTGACGGCATCGCGTAAGGCAATGGAGACGCGGCCTTGGCCGTAGTAATAGGTTTCAGGATTGGGCATGGTCGTGCGCTCCGGTGGTCGTGTGCGGTTTGGTCAACGTGAGTTTCATGGGGTGCGCCCAAGCAGGCGCACCTGCTCGCTCTGCAAGGTGCGGATGGCGAAATCCACGAGGCGCTCGGGGCGGCGGCCGTGCTTGAGCATCTGGCCGACGCTCGGGCCGTACAAGCCCTGCAGCGGCAGACGCTTGGCGCCGCTGCGCTCGAATACCAGCAGCGCGCCGTTTTTGCCGCGCGCAATGAAGCTGCCCGCGTGGACGGTGGGCGCGGCGCCGCGCTTCATGGCGAATTTGGCACCCAGCATGGAGTCGCCGCGCAACGCGCCGCGGTAGCGAATGGCGGTGAAGTGGCGGCGGCTGCTGGTGGCGACCAGACCGCTGCCGGTGATCCGGCTCCACGTGGCGCCGAACTGGATGGCGTTGATGCCGCGCGCCTTGCCCACCAGGCTGATGCCATCACTGCTGACGCGCGTGTTGAGCCCATCGGCGATGCGGCCGGCGAGCAGGTTGTACTCGGCGCCGATATCGCGCTTCGCCTCGGTAGGCAGCTTGCGCTGGACGGTGCCGATCGCGCGTTTCTGTGCCAGCAGGATGCGCGCAGGGATCTGCTGCATGTCCTGCATAGCGTCCACTGCGCCGGTCAACTCCACGGCGAGGCGGGTGTAACGGCTCATCGGAAGTACCTCGCGACGACGCGCGCCTGCGCAGCGATCACCGCCGCACCTTCGGGCCGGTCGAGGATGGCGATATCAGCTACGTGCATCGCCGTGCATTGCAGGGCACCCAGCACCGCCGGCTGCTTGGCGAAATTCGCCACGCACACCTCGATATCTTCAATAACGCCGTGAATCTGCTGCTGCGCATCGTCCAGATCGGTGCCGACGATGCACTCCAGCAGGATAGTGAAATCACGCACTGGCTTGCCCGGGCGCTCGCGGTCCAGGCCGGGACCGACAATGGGCTCGCTATAGATCATCAGGCCGAGCGCCTCATCACTGCTGCGCTGGCTGTCGGTGGTCCAGATATGGGCGCCGAGGTCGGTGAGGTAGCCGTTGGTCACGCGGATGGTCGCGAGCTGCGCTTGTAGCGCGAGGATCAGCGACCAGGTGCGCGATGGCGCGGCGACGATGGCTGCACTCCGATGAAGATCAGCCATGCATCACCACCACCACGACGATGCCGTCGTCGCTGGCAATTTCTTCCGCCTTGCTGGTGCCGCCGCGCACAGTGAACGTGTCGCCGCGCTTGGGCTGCCACTCGGCTTTCAGCATGCCCAACACGCGCTTGTTGCCGACCACGCGACCGTACTGGCCCACGTCCTGCACGGCATCGTCAACAAACAGGGTCAGCGGTACCGGATCGGCTTCGCCACGCACGACGGTGCCAGGCTCGCCAAGTTCGGCAAGCAAATCACTGTGCATGGCGGCGAAGTCGCTCAGCATGGTTAGGCTGCCACCACGGTGCCGAGACCGGGTGCGATCAGCACGCGGGCGCTGGTATCGCCTGCGGCCGCGTCGGCCTCCACCACGATGCCGGCATTCGCCACGTCACCGGCGACACCGGCGCCCACGATGAAAGCCTTATCCGCCACCGACCAAGTGACGCGGGTACCTTCCGGTATCGCGGTGCCGGCTTTCTTTGGCAGGGTGAACACGCCGTTGGCCAGCATCGTGCCGGTGGCGCCGATGGCGATGTTGGTGGCGGCAACGGCAACCAACGCACCGGCGACAATGACGTCGTTGACGTTGATGGCAGCACCGCTGTGGTTCGTATGGTCAAGCGCTTCGCCAGGCTTGATGTATCGCGTGGTCATGGGTTCTGCTCCGAAACGTAAGAGAGGTGTGCCGTCGTGGCGCGGGGACCCGCGCCACCGCGTGGGCGACTACTTGCCCGGGTTCTTGTGGATACCGCGCCAGCCCACGGCGGCCACGCCGTAGCGGTGGGCGGCTTTCCACGCGATACCGTCACTGCGGAAATTCAGCTCCTGCTCCAGCGTCGGCGTCTGGATGCCGTCGAGGAACGCGACCTCGAACACGGCCTCGGTAGCGGAGTCGGCCAGCGCGTACCACGGATCCCCAGCCAGGCGCGGCGTATCGATGAGGTCCTTGAACTGGTTCTGCACCATGTTCGGGCGCTGCAACTTGTTCGGCGTGTCCGGGTCGTACTCAGCGCGATTAATCACGCGAGCGGAGCCCCCGAGCGCCAACGGGCCGAGCCAGATGGCCGGGGTGATATCGAGGAAGTCGTTACCGCCCGGATCCATCTGCCCGGCCATCGCCGTGCGTGCCGCATCGAAGCTCGCGACGCTCGGCACGCCGCCGGTCGCGGCGATGTTGCCGTGGTCGACATGAAACAGCGGCTTGCCGTCGTTCATCGTCGGGCCGTTGCCACCGTTCGCGGCGAACAGGCTGTAAACGTCTTTTTCGATGGTGCGGCCTGCGGCCTGCCCTAGCGCGCCGGATACACGGATCAGCGCACCGAGGTCATCATTGATCAACACTTCCGGCGTGATCTCCAGAATGCGGCCCTTGCGCTTGCCTTGGATGGTTTCCTTGGCGCCATCGCCCAGCACGCCGTTCTCATACTCGCCGCGTTCATTGGCCACTTTCAGATCGCTAAACGAGCTGAGGTGGTAACGGCTGTGCGGGCGGTAGTCGATCAGGGTGCCGATGGTGCAGAAGCGCATCCAGGTGAATGCCGAGGCGGAATAGCCGCCCAGCAGCGCCTTGTGCAGCACGTTCTCCAGCAACACCGGGAAATCGCTCGTGGTCTGACCGCCCGCGGCCAGCGCGCGCTGGGCAATTTCTTCGCGGCCCATGTGGCGGGTATTAGCGCCGCCGCGGACCAGCATCTGCTCGGCCATACTGATCAGCGACGCACTGCCGAACGGGTTGCCCTGTCGTGCGGCCACGGCCGCATCGCCATGGATCAGGCCATAGCGGGCCATCAGCAGCTGCTCCGCCGCGCCGCGCATTTTTTCGTTTTCGCTGGTGCCCATCTGAATGTGCATCGCGCTGCCCGCCGGCTCGGAGGCGCCGCCGAGGATCGGCAGCAAGCTCGCGCGGACGCTGTCGACGGTGGCCGAGGGATCCGCCAGCGCGGCGGTGTACAGCGCACTGACGCCCTCGCGGCGCATGTACGGTTCCAGCACGGCCTTGATTTCCTCGTTGCGGGTGCGCAACGCGGCGTGGACGTCGGCGACGGTCGCGGCAACGCCGCCGCCACCTTCGCCACCGTCCGCGCCGAGCTTGTTGCGGAAGCCCGCGGCAAACAGCTTGCGAAGTTTCATATCGTCGTCTCCAGATTCGGCCGTGGCGGCCGTGGTGAGTGCGGCCATCAGGGCCTGTTGACCGCTGGCGGATGCCAGCGCCTGTTCAAGGGATTGCGCATCGAAACCCGCCGGCATGCGCATGCGCGGCTTGGCCAGTTCGGGCAGCGCGGCCGGATGACGCGCGGCGGCGGCGACAGCGATCTGTTTGATGTGATCGGGCGCACCGGCCAGCAGCCGATGGACGCCAGCGGCACGGGCGCTCGCGTTCTTGTTGTCCGCCTCGTCGCCGAGGTCCGCGGTGGCGGCGACCAGCGCGTCGGCGAAGCCCTCGGCCACGGATTGCTCACCTGTGTAGTAGTGGTCCTGCCCATCCGACAGCAGCGCCAACATGTCGGCATTAGGCTTGCCGGTTTTGTTGGCGTAGGCGCCGGCCATCGCCTGGGCGTAGGTGTCGAGCACGTCGGCCATGACGCGCATGTCCTGCGCGTTGCCCTGCGCGACGCCCCACGGTGCGTGGATCATCAACAGCGAGGTGGCCGGCATCTGGATCTCATCGCCCGCCATCGCGATCAAGCTGGCGCTGGACATGGCCACGCCGTCAACGGTGACGACGACGCGGGCACGGTGCCGCTTGAGCGCGTTATAGATGGCGATGCCATCGCTCACGCTGCCGCCGTAGCTGTTGATCCGCACATTGATCTGCGTGGTGTTGGCCGGTAGTGCCTGCAGCTGCTGCACCACGCTCAGTGCAGTGACCGACTCGCCCCACCAGCTGTCGCCGATATCGCCATACACCAGCAGCTCGGCCTCGGTGGTGTTGGCGATCGGGCGCAGCACCATCAGCGGGCGGATCGTGGGCACGTTGCCATCGGCGGCGGCGAATGCCGGAGACGACAGGCGCGCGTGCGGCGAGCACGCCGCCATCAGGCCAGCAATGGCAAGCGAGAGGGAGTGTTTACGCATGAGCTGTGGCCTCGGGGTTGGCCGCTTGTTCCGGCGTGTCGTCGTCCGGCGGCGGCTGCTTTTTGTAGATGGGCTGTGCGGTGGGCGCGTCTTGCGTGACAATGCCGGCGGCCTTGAGGTCGCTTTGCCATTTGCCCTGACCGCGGATGACGTCGGCCGGGTTGCGGCCCTGCCGCTGCACGATCTCGGCGCCGCTGATGTAGCAGCGGTCTTCCTGCATCTGCCAGCCGGTGACCTCTTTAATCGGGTCGATCCACGGCATCACCGGCGGCATATACACAGCATGGCTTAGCTGGGCAAAGCTCATGCCCCTGACCGGTTTGATCAGGCCGCCGGCGAGACACGCGGCAACAAAGCGGCGGTACACCTCGCTGGTGCACTGATCAATAAACGCCTGACGAAGCACGCCATACGCGGCGTCTTGCTCGACCAGCTCCTGCCGCTGCGCGCTATAGGTGCCGTTGTAGTTTTTGCTGGCGCTGCTGTTGCTCACGTCGGTGCCGCATGCCACCGCGCGAATCTGGCCATCGCGCCAGGTCACCGCATTCGGGTTCGGGCGGTTGCTGTCGATGGTTTCGACCGACTCGCCCGGCAGCAGATCGTCAAAGATCATGCCCGGGGCAAAGTTCATGCTGCGCGGCTGGCCCGCTTTTTCGGGCTCGTAGCACTGTGCGTCACCTTTCTTGATGACGGCAGCCATGCTGGCCGCGATGCGCGCGGCGATGCGCTCGCTTTCTTCGTAGTCTTTGAGGTCATCGAGGCGAGCCAGCACGCTGGCGAACATGCTGACGCCACGGCGCTGGCCAATGCGGTCCACCAGCTTGATGTGGCCAACGCGATCGGTAGCCAGCCGCTTGAGCGTGGGCACGGCCACGAACGGATCGCCGGGGTGCTGCTTGTAAAACCAGTAGCCCTGCGGTTTGCCCCATGCATCAATTTCGATGCCTTGGATGATGTTCTTCTGACTGTCGTTGTAGTCGATCGGCAGCAGATCGGGCTCCAGCAGCTCCAGCGAAAACGGCACGCTGGTGCCGTGGCTGAGCTTGGGCACCGAGCCTTCAAGGTATTGCCACAGACCCTCGCCATCGCGAAACCAGGTGCGCGCCATCAGCTGTTCGGCACGGGCGCGGTTCAATTCGCCGGTGACTTCCGGCTGAAGGCTCCACTGCTGCCACAGCTCATCCAGCTGCTTGGCCAGATCCATCAGCACGTTGCCATCGGCATCACGCGGCTGCGGCTGCACACCGATGCCGGTGGGGCCGACCACGTTGCGCACCAGCGTGTTGAGAATGCCGCGACTCAGGTCGTGGTTGCGGTCGAGGTTGCGCGCCATGTCGCGCAGCTC